TGGGGTAAACCACCCTTTATATGACATAAATATACTTAGTTAATTAACATTTGGAATTTATATGGCTCTCTTCGGACTCTCGGATATATCGTTTAATAAAGGCAGTTCTGCTAGAACCGGTCCTTTAGCGGATTTAGTTGACAGTCAATTTAAACAAAACACATACAGATATCCATTAGATATCGGTAATGCCGATAAAGCACACTATATGGTTATCTATATTCGCCAGCAGAAAGCAACCGCATTTGGCGGCACAACTGTTGAAGATTCTGTGTTTGACAAGTCTAGTGTTGCAAATCAAGAGGGTGCAAAAGCACAAATTTTTGGTTCAATGGACAAAGCAGCGGCCTCTGCACAAAGTATGGCAAGTAATTTTGGTTCTGAGATTCTTGGCAAGATTAATAGTGGATTGGGTCAAATTAATTCTGCAACAAATGGTGCATTGAGTGGAATTACATCTGCCGTCAGTAGTGCTGCTGGGGGTGCGGTTGGTGGTATTAACAATTTATTTGCTCAAGCTCGTGTATCATTTGGTGGTGCTCAAGCTCAAACTCAAGCAGTAATTGATACATCTATCAAAAAAATTACAAATAAGTCTTTGTTACAGACAACTAAGTTGACAACTGATGCTGTTGCATTGTATATGCCAGATACTTTAAATTATAGTTATCAACAAGCATATGACCAGTTAAGTTTAGGTGGTGAACTGTTGGGTCAAGTTGCAGCAGCTGCAAAATCAGCAGCTGACGAATACAAAACAGAAGGTGGTTCTGCGGCTGTCAATTCACTTGCGAAATCTGGTGCAAATGTTCTCGGTAAAAAACTCGCTGATACTTTGGGTAAAATTACTGGTAGTCCAGAAGCTGCAAAGATTGGATTTACTGCCGTTACTGGTAAAGTTCAGAATCCAATGCTTGAGATGATTTATAAGTCACCAAACTTCAGAACATTTCAATTTGATTTTACTTTTTATCCAAGAGATGAAAAAGAAGCATTAGAAGCACAAAGAATTATTGAGAGATTAAGATTTCATCAAGCACCAGAATTGATACAAGATGCACAAGGATTTTTAGTTCCACCATCAGAGTTTGATATTAAATTCTATTATGCTGGTTCTCAAAATCCAAACATTCCACCAATCTCTACTTGTGTATTAGTTTCAATGGATGTTAACTATGCACCAAATGGATTCACCGCCTATGAAGTTCCAGGTGAGAATGTTCATGGCAAAATTTTTTAATTACTTTCCAAAAACATTATACTCTGCAAATAATAAGACAGGTGGATTAGATACTGTAACCAATATTATTGCGAGATTTGGTTTTGAATCTAAACTCAAAGAAAATAGTTCTGCTTTCTATGAGTATGATATACAAGAGTCGGACACACCGGAAATAATTGCTGGTAAATATTATGGCAGTCCAGAAAGACATTGGATTGTTTTATTGTTCAATGACATTATTGACCCACAATTTGATTGGCCAATGCCATATAAAACATTCATTGATTTTGTTGATGCAAAATATACTGCAAATGGTGCTGCCAATACAACAGTTCAAACTGGACTTGCTTGGTCGATGAGTACAAATAATGTCAAATCTTATTATAAAATTATCAAAAGAGTTACCTCTGATACAACACCTCAGGGAACAACAATAGAAGAAAAAATTGAAGTTGATGCTAACACTTATGCGAATGTAACAACATCTTCAACAACATATACACTTGCCGATGGTACAACAACAGTTCAAACAATAACAAAAGAAAAACAAACATACTATGATTATGAAATGGAAACTAATGAAGACAAAAGAACAATTAAGTTATTGAAAAAAGATTTTGTGCCTGATGTTGAAAAAGAATTTAAACGAGTAATTAAATTATGACATTTGAAGTAAAAAAGTCAACGCAGTTTTCGATAAATGAATTGGTCATTGTAACAAAAAATGGAAACATTGACATATCAAATATTTTCGAAGAGTTAAATATTTTCGATTCTTTGTTTTTGCCTGTGATGAATGGTAAAATACTAATTAAAGATGCTCAAGGTCTTTCTGGCAAATTGTTTTTTGATGGTTCAGAATCAATATTGATTGACATTTCAAAAGATCCAAATTCTGATATTGCAAACTTTAAAAAGGCATTTAGAATCATAAAACAGACCGATAGAAAAGCAGATGGTTCTTCAGGTGAAATGTATGTTTTACATTTTGCTTCGGATGAATTAACTTACTCTGATAGACAAAAAATCAATCAAAGTTATAGTGGCACTTATTCATATGCCGTGCAGAAGATAATGGAAAATTATTTGAAGATACCTGCGGGTGAATCTGGTGGTGTTTATGAGAACTCATGTGGTATTAGAGACTTTCCAATTCCAAATTTAAGACCACTAGAGGCAATTGAGTGGATTGCAAAAAGAGCTGTTGACATTAATCAAGCACCAAATTTTATGTTCTTTCAAAACATAGTTGGATATAACTTTGCATCACTATCAACATTATTAACACAAGAAGATTTATTGGATATTAAGTTTGAGCCAAAGAATACAAAACAAGGTAATCCATTTAGTGAGATTAGTAGTGCAAGGGCATTTGAAGTTGTTTCACAGTCAGACAGTTTCAAAAAACAAAGAGATGGTGTAAACGCTGGTCAATTTTTAGGTTTCGATCCAATCACAAGACAGATTGCCAAAAAAGAAATTAGTTTTGGTGATGTTTATACATCAATGAAAAATGCCAATGAGAATCCAGATTTCTCAGAAATTTTTGATAGAGATGGTAAACCAAATACACAAGCATTTGACTCTAAAAAATCAGTAAGTATTTTTGGTGCAGCTCAAAAGTTGAGTGAATATATTAAAAAAATGGATCCAACAGCAATTTCAAAAGTTGATAATATCGAAGATTATTTGTTTCAAAGACAATCAATTCTTTCAAATTTAATGGCGAAAAGATTAAAGATTGCAATGCCAGGAAACTTTCAATTGACTTCCGGATTCAATGTGAATGTAATGGCACCATCTCAAGGTATTAAAGAAGATGGTGATGACAATGATGATCCAAGTGTTAGTGGTAAATATTTAATTGTTGCAACCAGACACATTATTGGATTTGATAAACACGAAACTGTTATTGAAGTAGCATCTACTTCTACAAATAACGAATTTATACCTTCAAGTAATCCAGAACAAACAAACGCAATTTTAGCATACACATAATATGGAAGATACAAAAAACTTTGCTGGTAAAGATGGTTTTATCTGGTGGGTTGGAATAATAGAAGATAGAAATGATCCATTGAAGATGGGTCGTTTGAAAGTTCGAGCCGTTGGTTGGCATCCAGATGATAAGATGAATTTACCAACCAGTGATTTGCCTTGGGCAACTCCAATGATTCCAACAAATAACATTAATGTATATTCACCAAGAGAAGGTGATATGGCTGTTGGTTTCTTCTCTGATGGTGAAAATGCACAAGAACCAATTGTTATGGGAATACTTCCAGGCATAGCATTAAAATCTGCTGACAGACAAAAAGCATTTTCTGATCCTAGAAGTGATGCAGAATTAAAATCTTCTCCGAGAACACCAAAAAATAAAACATACAAAACCGATGGTTCTGGAATATCAATAGAAGAAAAAACACAATCAGAATCTTACCCTAAATTTCTTGATGAACCTTCAACATCAAGGATTGCAAGAAATGATTCAGATACCATTACAAAGACTTTCATACAAGAAAGAAAGACTAATAAAGTAACTTCTGTTCCTACTGTAAAGTCAACATGGAATGAACCAGAAACTTCTTATGCTACAAAGTATCCATATAACAATGTTATGGATACAGAATCAGGGCATCTATTAGAATTCGATGATACTCCAGGTGCCGAGAGAGTTCATATTGCTCATAGAAGTGGTAGTTTTATTGAATGGTTCCCTGATGGCAGTAGAGTAGAGAAAATCACTAAAGATAACTATTCTATTGTAATGAAAGATGACAATGTTTACATTATGGGTAAATGCAACATTACTGTTCAAGGTAATGCTGAATTAAAAGTTCAAGGTAACTTTGATATGGATATAGGTGGAACTTGCAATATTCGTTCTGGTGGAACAATGAAAATTAATGCACCTCTAATAGATTTGAATGATGGTACGAATGGCGCAGCTCGTATAGGTGATACTGCTGATACTGGTGATGCTGGAACTGGAAGCCATTTCGATACTAATAGTGCGGGAACTAACATAATTGAAACTGGTTCTGCAACAGTTGTTATTGGTGGATGAGATAAATAGAACATGGCTCAAGTAGATATACAATCATCCCGCAGTTTTAGAGACTTGGATTTGAATTTCACCATTCATCCAGTTCGTAAAGATATCAATACTCACAAGAATGAGTATGCTATCATCAATTCGGTTAAGAATCTAATTCTTACCAATCACTACGAAAGGCCATTTAGGCCACAAATTGGCAGTAGTATTCGCAGACTTTTGTTTGAGAATATTGATACAATCATAGCAGCACAATTAGAAAGAGCAGTTGTAGAGACAATTGAAAACTTTGAGCCAAGAGCCCAAGTAAATCAAATCAACGCAATTGCCGATCCAGACAATAATGGGTATAAACTAAGACTTGAATTCTTTGTTATTAATAGTGTAGACCCAATCACAATTAATTTTTTCCTAGAACGGATTAGATAATATGGCAGACCGTTTACGAGTTACCGAACTTGATTTTGATACAATCAAGAATAATTTAAAATCATTTTTAAACCAACAATCTGAATTTACAGACTATGACTTTGAAGGTTCTGGTCTGAATATTCTATTGGATATTCTTGCTTACAATACCCATTACAATGCCTACTATCTAAACATGGTTGCTAATGAATCATTTTTAGATACTGCTATATTAAGAGATTCTGTCATCTCTCATGCTAAGACTTTAGGTTATACACCACATTCAACAAGAGCATCTGTTGCAACAATTAATTTTACGGCAAACTCAGCAACATCAACGAGTGGAACATTAACATTGCCAGCTGGATTTGGTTTCTTATCAAATCAAATTGATAGCAAACCATATAACTTTGTTGTTTTGGAAGATACAACTGTAACTAAAGCAAATTCAACTTACTATTTTCAAAATTTAGAAATCTATGAAGGTCAATTAACCACTTATAGATTTACTCACAACTCTGCATCAAATCCAAAACAAGTATTTACTTTGCCTGATGCAAACATTGATACAACAACTATTAAAGTTCAAGTTGCGTCATCCTCTGGAAATACACAACTTACAGTTTACAATTCAGTTTCTGATATCTTGGATGTTGGTGTCAGTTCAGAAGTTTATTATCTACAAGAAAACAAGTCTGGTAAATATCAAATCTACTTTGGTAATAATGTAGTTGGTAAATCATTACCTGATGGTGCAATAGTGAATGTTACTTATTTAAGAACAAACGGAACGGCTGCAAACAAAGCAAATAACTATGTTGCAACTTCTGGTATTTCAGATTCTTTAGCAGAGTCAATTACAAGTTTTGTTATTGATCCAATTTCTTCGGCTGCAGGTGGTGCAGTAAGAGAATCTGTTGATGATATTAAGTTTGCTGCAGCTGCACAGTTCACTACACAAAACAGATTGGTGACTTTTAAAGACTATGAATCATATCTAAAGAAAAATTATCCTAGTATTGATTCTTTATCTGTTTGGGGTGGTGAAGAAGAAACTCCACCAACATATGGTAAAGTTTATATTTCATTAAAACCAAAAGAAAATTATTTTATTTCTGAAACAGAGAAACAAAGAATCATTGATGAAATTATTTCTCCAAAAGCAATTGTTGCCGTTAGTGCAGAGATTAGAAATCCTGAGTATCTGTATTTGCTTGTTGAAAACTATGTTGAATATGACAAAAAGAAAACATCATTAACACCAGAAGCAATAAAAACTTCAATTAGAAATGCTGTGTTGGTTTATAGAGATACCAATTTAAATAAATTTGATTCAACATTTGTATTATCTAAATTACAAGATAGTATTGATGGTGTTGATTTAAATGCAATTACTGGTTCTGAAACAGTATTGAGATTGCAAAAAAGATTTGAACCTACTTTAGGTGCATCAACTACATACACAATTAATTTCAATGCTTTGTTGCATCGTGGCACAACAACAAATAAATTAACTTCTTCAGAGTTTAGAATTTTTGATGCTGAAGGTGTAATAAGAACAGTTTTATTCGAAGAAGTACCAGAATCATTTACAGGCATTTCTGAAATTCAAG